ACTCTTCCAGTCCCATCTTCTTGAGAAAGTCTTTGTTTCTACCACCCGTTCTAGTGTCTTGAGGACACATAGTACAACTATAGTTACACGCACCATTAATTTCAATTACTGCTCTATCAATCTTCACTAAAGTATTCTCCAAGTTTTCTTAGGTATTTATCAGATTTATATTTCATATGTTTATGTCCCTCTTCAGTGAATGTAGATACAAACTTCATAGTAAGTTTCTTATTAGGTCTACATACTACTTGAGGGCAAGCATAACCACTGATGCCTTCCCATGATGGTATAAATATTGGTGTAGAGAAGTTCTTTGCGAGATAGTGCCACATTCCATCATAACAGAAGACATAGTCTGCATCTTGTGTCTGTTTGAATGCTTCTTTTATAGGTGTACGATAAGTGAGTTCTACTAGTATCCACCCCTCCCTGCGAAGTAGCTCTATTATATCACCCCAATCATCTTTTGTCAAGAACCTTTTCCACTTTCTTGGTGGTTCTGAATTATAGGTAGGTGTCCATACAACTATCTTCTTGGTATCGATATGATTTTTGTAGTGTTCCCTTTTCCAAGGCCAGTTATTGTCAGGGGCATCTGTATCTTCAAACGCACCAGATTCGAAGTAGAATCTTCTTTTAGATTTATTAGGATTTACATTGCCAGAATCAAATAGGTCGGAGTTATAGACGTGGGTTACTGTTACATCTTCTTCACGATAGTATTTGGTATGTATCCACGTCATACGTTCTATGATTGTTTCAGGGTCTTCAGGGGTTTCTAAATGGTCTTCCCCGTGCTCCCAGTGCATCTCTAGGTTGAGTGTCGTATCGTTTTTATAACAATAGTTGTGACAGATATTGAGTGCGAGAATAACATCCCCCATTCCCCACGTGCCACGCCACCTAACCTTTTCCACTACTTGTTCTTATTATATGCTTGAGTACCAAAGAATGCGGCAACAATACCGGCAGTCGCTACAAAATACGTAGGTGCCATATTACCCAGTGTCGATTGTGCTTCAGTCAATCCCATTAGACTAGCTAGAACTACAGCAAAAGGATATAGTAACATACCAAACAAAGCAAACCACGTCATCTTACGTTGTGCGTCACGCATTGCGTCTTGGTCATCGAGTTCTTTTCTCTTGAACTCAAGGTACATTGATTGTTCTTCTGCCGAGACGATACCGTCTCCGTTTGAGTCTGCGGGGTGAAAATCTTTCATTTTTTTATTTTCCATTAGAATACCTTTACTTTGTATTTGTTTTCCCACTCAATAGCCTCTTCTACGGTATTGACCATTGGTTTGTTACGGATGTTTAAAGATGTATTTAGTAACATCGGAACACCCGTTAATTTGTAATACTCTTCTAGTATCTGACGTAAGACTGATTTACAATCTGGTGTTACTAACTGAACTCTTGCGGTTCCGTCAGCATGTGTGACCGAAGAGTATTTGTGTTTAGCAACTGCGGTGAATTGCATATACTCATTCATTGGGCCAGAGAAGTATTCGTCTGCGTGTTCGGATAGAATTGCCGGAGCAAAGGGTCGGAACTTCTGTCTACGTTTAATAGTGTTAACAGTGTCATTGATGTCGGAACGAACGTCTGCAAGTAATGAACGATTACCTAACGCACGTGGGCCATATTCCGCACGACCATTCGCAACACCACATATTTTGTTATCTACAAGGTATTGTGCGACTGCTTTGGGGTCTATGTCACGGTCTATGTTGTGTCCAAGGTAAGGAGACCACTTTAGGTGTGTTCCCCCTGTTGCCTTATGCCATGAGTATGCCGCACATCCTAATGCGTTACCCGAATCACTTGGTGCGATTGCAATATGCATCTCATCAAACAGTTCACGGATTAAAGTGTTTGCAGTAACGTTCTGAGCACATCCACCACCATACACTAACTTACTACCATACTGCCGTGCAGTAGTCATTATCTTCATCACTTCAACTTCAAAGAACTTCTGCACAGTAGCAGACGCATTTTCGGGTGTGCAGTGTTCCGATAGGTAATCTCGGAATCGAGTTTCATACTTAGCGTATTTTGCGGACAGTTCACTTTCTGCAAGACAATACCCTGCGAACTCTACATTCATCCGTACATCTTTACCTTGTTTACTTTCAAACCAATAGTAACAGTTGTGTAGTAGTTTATATAATTCGTCATCAACCTCACCATAGGATGCGAGTCCCATGATGATGTATTCGTCTCTTAGTGCTTTATAACCGAGTGAAGCGGTGACACCACCATAGATTGTGCCCAAGGATTGAGGCCATTGTATGGTGTGTAGTGTATTGAAATTGTGGTCTTTGATAGAGAGTGATTCGAGTTCACCCGAACCATCAACGGATACCATTACAGTATCTTCTTTGGATTCCCAAGGACGGGTAAAGAATGCTAGACCGCAATGACTTTCGTGGTGAAGATTGAAGTCATCGAATGACAACTGACCATACATTGGGGTTTTTTCTTCCCCAATCTCCAATTGTTCATATGTTTTATCTTCATTTTGTTTACCCCACTGCCACATACCAAAGGTTCGGAGACCACCCATCTTAGTTCTACGTAGTTCGTAATCTTCGTAGAAAGTGACGTGATCGTCCTTGGTGACAAAATGCCACATCTCATCGGGAATGTTACCGTCATTCTTAATGCCAGTATAACGTTCCGACTGAGATGCGAATTCAACAGTACCGTCATCTTGAATGATGGCGAGACCTGCATCGTGATAAAACTCTGAGTAACCTACATATCTTTTTTTCATGTAGGTATATATCAGTTTCTTATTTTACCCTTCTAGGTATTCGTAGACATCTTTCCAGTTCTTCATCAGAGGGAACTCTTCATCGTTCATGTTGTAACCATGTTCCATGACCAGACTCTCTAGACCGAACTTCTTACCCGCAATTGCATTCTCTATCTTATCTTCAACCCAGACGTAATCAGTACCTTCGTATTGACTCAACACCTCGTCCTTGTCAGCACCCGTGTCCAGATAGATGAACTTGGTAAACGCAGTCTCACCGAACAACTTGTTAATGTTCATTGTTCTTAGCTTCTGTGCGTTCTCGTCTTTACTCATACTAGTTATCAAGTGAAACACATAACCGTGTTCTTCGTGTAACTTTCTGACATACTGCATTGCGTCTCGCAGAGGGGGAACGAATCCCATGTGAGCACTCTCGTTGAATTCTCTTACGAACTTCTTACTCAAATTTCTTGGGATATCGTAGATTTTTGCGATGTCATATTCGAGAGGGTTTACTGCTTTGTAACCTCTCTCTAACATCCAGACATCAAATGCGTAACCCCAGTTCAGGAGTACACCGTCTGCGTCTGTTAGTATTACTTTATGTACTTGCTTGTTCAATTGTATTTCCTTCTTCATATATACCTTAGTTACTTTACTCTCAATTAGGTACTTATTATAACACTAAGAGTGGTACTTTGTCAAGCGTTAAACGTATTTAAATTTACCTTTCTTCCAATCATCCAACATAACAACCTTGTTACCACCCCCAGTATAGTGAAGGAAGTTTGCCTCATATCCACGATCATCGTGCCAGTGTGTAGGGGTATCGTTCCATTTCTGGTCAATACTCTGTATCTTGAATCCGTGTTTAGTCAGCTGGCCAGATATCCAAGGTTGGTCATTGTTCAACCAGAAGGGGTCACCATGTTTGTCACCATCCATCATATAACTGTACCAAGGGTCGAACAACTCCCGTGCTTTAAGACGTGCTTCCTTAGTCCATACCAACACTCCAGTATTGAACGTAGTGACGCAAGACGGTCTATATGGGGGTTCTGTGGGGACAATTGGCATACCATTACGTTCTAACTTGGTAATCAGTTGTTTCTTAGTCTCGTCATCGTAATCCCAAGTATTGTATCCACCGTCCTTAGATGTGCGTATCTCAGACTCGAATACTCCGGTCACCTCGTAACCATTGGTCTCATCAAAGATATTCTCTTCGGTATTACATATGATATCGGAATCAATGAATGCGACCTTGTCGTACTCATCGTACATCGGGTCATATATCATACGTAGACATTCGAACAACAAAACAGTTGACCCATCGAAGTTCTTGGTGTATACTTGGTTAGTTGAGTAGTGATGTTTACAACCAATCTTATCAGCATAGATTTGAAAGGACTTTGCCGACAGGTCACCGGTTACACGATACAGTTCCGAACGTGTACCTTGAGGATACTGTGGGACAGGAGATCGTTTCTCCGTCTCTTCGTTGGTAATCATATACTGAAAGATTATGTTCATTCAGGTAAACTTAAACTATACACGGTCTTGCCATCAACACGTTGTGCAGTCAAACACTCTTCGCGGTTCTCTTCTGGACTCACATATGACACATGAACCCAACCAGATGATGGGTCATTCTCTTCGTAGTACTCAGAGATTAGTTGATCAAACCCTAGGTTATCTCTAATCCACTGTGCGACAACAAGGTTATCCGCCTTATCACATTCCAAGTCAACTGCTTGACCCTTACAATGTTGTGACCGTGAAGACCCACCTACAGCTTCGTTCAATGCGGGCGAACGATATCCTGAATTAATTCGGGTTGTACCAAAGTGTTCCCTAACGGGTTGAACGACTTGAGTGAATAACTCTTGCGCTGCCCTCAGATGATCGCCTTGAGGTGTGTTATCGATACCCAGTCGAGTTGCAGTCATAGACTTGGTGAACTCTTGGAGTGTGAAGTTTTTACTTAAATTCATTTTAGGTTTCCTCGTTCAACCATATCCTTTGTCATTATATAGTCTCTGACGAAGTCCGAACGAACGATGTCCGCCCAACCAAATTCTACGGTTGTAAAATTATTCATCACTTCCATAATATTCATGAAGTGAAGTATTCCGTTTTTGTCCGACTCTTTATTTAGGTCAGACTGATAGTAATCACCACAGAAGATGATACGACTGTTCTTACCAACCCTTGTGATAATGGAGTCTAGTTCATGGAAGGTGAGATTCTGCATCTCGTCCACCATCACAATACAGTTGTCCAGAGTAGTACCACGTATAAACGATGTTGATACAAACTCAACGACACCTTGTGCTTCCAGATTCTCGTATGCCATCTTCTCATTAAAGAGTTCGGTAGCAATAGATTTATAGGGTGCGGTATAAGGTGCGAACTTTTCTTCTACTGAGCCGGGCAGGTAACCCATCTCTCTGGTAGGAACGACACTTCTTACTATAACAAGTTTATCCTGTTCGTAAGACTTGTCGAGTACGTCCTGTAGTGCGAGATACATTCCAACAAAGGACTTACCAGTACCCGCAGAACCACAAAGAACAAGGTGATCTCCTTCTTTGAATGACTGGTATGCGATTCGTTGGTTTTCGGTGATAGGTTGGTACGTCAAGAGGTTGTCTATCTTTAGACGTTTCATGGTCATAATCTAGTTCTCGATGGTAGAAGATTTATCAGAACACTTCTTGATGTTGCCAAGAAGTTGTTTAAATTCCGAGGAAGTCTTGTTTACGATGTTACCCGTATGGGATATCAGTGCGGGTGCACCAATCTGTTGAGTCCAGTCTTCGCCTAGGTCGGTTAATTTTTCCTGTAGAGAGTTCCAAGAACACATGATAGTTTGGGTATTTTCTGTCTTTCTGTTTTTTATAATATATAGGGGCATTACTTTTTTATTTCCTTAAATTGACGAATGGGGTGCCGAAGCACCCCACACGAGATACTGTATCACCTACCTTTTTATGCTAGAACATGAGTTGATTTTTCGTACTCAGCAATAGTTTGATTGAGGTACAATTTCTTTGCAGATAACTTATGCGCTAAGTTGTCTCGACCTTTCCTTTTGAGACGGTGAATGTATTGGTCAAGTTCTCTGCTATCGTTCTTCAATCGCTCTATTTGGTTTCTTGGCATTAAACGCGCTCCTGCTGTTAGTTGAAAGAAACATAACGAAAATCAATTAGGGTAGTAAGTTAGGGAATGCCTCTTCTACTATCTTAACTGTCAATCCTTTTACTGGTGGTTTTTTGGCCACCATGTCTAGAACAATCAATGCATCTTCGGCATGAATAGATTCTAGCATCTGAATGAATTTTTTCTCGATGTGCATTTGCCCCAGTCCTTCTGAAGTAGCACCCACAACGAATGTACTGAATTGACGATGCAACATCTTTAATGATGAGGGTATGCTTTCAGGTCTGTTCGGGGTGTACGGTGGTTTACCAACTGGTAACACAAATTTCAGACGGTCATCGAATGCGCCTCGAATGACATCTTTTACTGCGGGTACTAGATTACCCTGCTCACGGATAAAGAGTACCTTATCCTTTTTAGTTTTAAGTTTAGTGAAGTCCTCGAAAATTTCGAACACTTCTTTATTTGTAACGTGAATCATATATTCCTCTTAATATTATATATACGTTGAATGTTTTTCACTGAGACTTTAAATACGCTTTTAATTCATCATTCATCTGTTGATACTCATCAACTAACGTGGTATAGGTTGCAATCCTTACTAGGTTCTTTTCCACGATAGCAATAGCAAGTTCATCTTCCGCAGCGACCACTAACTCCATCGCCTTAGCGCATCGTTCTTCAGTTGTTGGTGTGGTTTCCATTTCTTACCCTTTTATATATGTCATGCGTAAAGTTTGATATCTGTGTAGTGACTTCTGTGGAAGTAGTCAGTCATTGAATCGTCATCGTTGAAGAAGTCTTTTCCTTCCATTGCAGACTTTAACTCAGTCAAGAACGCAACACCTTTCTCACAGTAGTTCTCGCAATGCCAGTAAGTGTTAACATCATGTCCCCACTTCGCAGACTCTTCAAGGACTCTTTCAACAGAGAAGTTGTTGTAACCGTTCAACTCTCTCTTTAGTACTTTATTTGGAGTCATCTGAACGTCACAGTAACCTTTCATCAGGTCTTCTGCACCCTTCACTTTAGCAACAAGAGTGCTATGATGACGGATTGCTAAAGATACTTTGTATCCGTATTTCTTACAGACTTTCTTGATTTCGACTGCAAGGACTTTTTTCTCTTCTTGTGATACATAGGCCATGATATATTCTCTCTCTTCAACTCGATTAACTAAGTACTTATTATAACAACAACAACAACGTTTGTCAAGGTTTTTTTAGTAAAGATTAACATTAAATTCGTCAGTCAGAATTATAGAGACTCTTTCTCTATCAAGACTATCACCTCCACCACAAGTGACTAAATCAGTCAATGTAGTAATGTAAGTCATAATTGCAGCTTGAATCTGGTCAATAGTTGCATGATCATGCTTGGCGTAGATACCGCCTTGACCGTAGAAGGTGTTGACGTAGTTGGTGAATACTTCTAACTCTTGACCGAATTCTTTTGCGTTTTGGATCGCGTTAACGTGGTTCATAATATATTCTCTCTCAAATTGATTAACTAAGTACTTATTATAACAACAAGGGCAACGTTTGTCAAGCGTTATTTCAATAAATAGACACCGATAGGACTGTTATAGTTCATGCTCATATTACGTAGGTCACGAAGCAACATGGTAAAACCACCTTCGCACCACATACGATCACCTTCGATCTTGGTAACAGCAAGTTCTTCGGTTGGATGCATCGCACCCCAGTTACAATAAACAACATCACCAACTTCAATCATATTTCTCTCTCAACTCGATTAACTAAGTACTTATTATAACAACAACAGCACCCTTTGTCAAGCATTATTTTCAATTAATTGAAGAAAGTTTCCAAATAATCTGCGAATTCCTTGTTTGCTTGCACGTCAGGGTGACCATATTTTTTAAGTCTGCGAGAGTTGTTAAAGTCTATTAAGGTCTTACTAGACCCCACCAACCCAACCTGACACTCTGGCCGAAGTTTGTCTAGTGTTTCGAGTACCCATTTCCTCCAATCAATTACCTGACTGGAGGTAACTCTTGCTTCCCTGTCTATTCTATTTAAGAACTTATTTAATTCTGTCCTGATATTTAGGTGGAATACTCCCTGTACCAACTTAATACCCATACTGTCACACAGGGTTTGCATTCCCAACATCAGTGATAATTGGTGGGTCATCCCTGTACAAAACGTGGATAGAAATATGTCAACAGTTCTTCGTTCGAGTTCAAAGTTTATTAAATGGTTATATAACATATGATTGGAGTGTTTCACAGCAACATTTTCTGACATAGAGAGTAACAGATCCTCTATTCGATTTTCGTGCCACTGTGTCATAGACATATTACGAGGTGTTTCGAATTCTGAAGTTTCAACTGAATCCTTCACTTCAAGTAACGTTTCTTTTCGGATGGGGTCTGACCACAATATCATCATGTGTGACGGTGTGTCTTTACTACTAGTCAAGTAGTCTACAGTCTCTCGAAATATCTTTTGATTGCAATTACCACACGCAGCGATGTTATCATAATCAATGTCTAGTTTCTCCGCAAGTTGGTGACCAAATGTATGAGGCCAATGTGTTGGTGGTGTGTTGTCATAACCTTCTAGTTCATCTCCGTAGACAAAACTACACCCGTTTAGCAATAACATTTAAGTGCCCTCTTAGTTGTTCGTAATTAATTTTGGTGTCTTGAAAGAACGGTGATATGTCAAATCCATCTGGTAGGTTGACATCAACATCACGAGAACTCATTAGAATATACTGTCCGTCAAATATCATAAGATCATCGTCAATGTACCTTGGTGCGTCCCAGAGGGGGTGTTCTACCTTCATACGTCCATTCTCAAGGGTTGTCTTGTAAAAGTCATCACATAGTACCCCTAGTGAATTGGGAATGACGATTGAGTCCTTGTCCACACGGTTTATAAACAATGGTATAGCAGTATCAATACTACCAAAATGTGACTGGAAACAAACATTGTATTCTCTCGCAAGGTCAACAAACTCATCGTCCAGTACGAATCCACACATATTGATATTGACTGTATTACGGAATGCACCCCCAAATGTCTCTAAGAAATCATAGAGTTCTTCCTTGTTGGGTATCATAATATTGGATGGAGGTTCTCTCAGTAAGTCTTTGAGACCTACCATCCGGTCAGCATCTTCATCAGCACTCAGGTCGTGTCCAATCGCAAATGAACTGTGTGAGTACGCATTCATCAGTGCGGGAAACAGGTGAGTCAATATTGCGGATGCATGGTGTAGGTTTCTGGAATGTACCACCTTGGCATCATGTCCAAACCAAAACACGTTAATATTACGTTTGGATATGTCATAGACTTCTTGGTGTGAGAAAGTGATGGGTTTACTCGGGCCGGTGGTTCCAGATGTAGAACTTACCAAGAATGGGTCTGTTGGTAACACTTCAACATTTGAAAAGTCTAGGTAATCTGGTTGTGCTGTTGCGTCAATACCAAGACCACCATAACGTCCCAACATCTCATCGTGAAGACCGTTGTATATATTCTCGGTATCTTCTTGAGTACTGTAGAGGTAGTAGTCGGATGGCCCGTGTAAAGCAAGTTTGGTAAACGGGAGAGACTCTCTGGTCGCAGGACTATCTAAGATAAAGATTCTCAGTCCTAATTCACCACACGCAAAGATCGATGCGATATGTGTAAGGTCTACCTCCATAATAGCAATGGTGACTAGGTCACCCTTGTTCGCACCAACATTACTCAACAGAGTCTTTACCGAATCTATCTTCTCATGTAGTTCAGACAATCCTCTGCCTTTATCAAAGACAATGCCACGTCCATGTAGACCTACCATATTACGGTTAATTAACATGACAAGTCGGCCTTGAGTTTACATCCGTACAGTCGTTTCCTTGAGCACTAATGTATGTCAAACCCTTTGCGTGAAACTCTTCCGACACACCCCAGACAAGGTCAACTCCGTTTCTCTTCATCATCAGAGTGCACGTTCGTCTCAGTCTATCCGTAATCGCATTAACATTTTCATCCAAATCGGTGTACGAATCCGGCACTGGTATTTCGAAAATTCTACGAGCAGACATTAGTGCGGGAAGGATACACAACTCAAAAGAGTTTTGATGGTGTTGACTCTTAGTAATCACAACCTTCTTTCCCGCATAACCAAAGATGTCGATACAGTCACGTGCCTTATCAACAATCTCTTTCTGTGTTATTGGATATACTAAACTATTAAAGGTCTGCAAACCAAATAAATCATTCTCGGTCACGTCCCACGGTGGTTCAATATCATGGTCGGGCATATCCACAAACTCGGAGTAGTTTATCGTTATAACTTCTCTACCAAACGAACCCGCTGCATAGTGGTATTTGTTTCCAATACCACCCATGATATCACCCTTAGTCATTCCCTGTGCGATGGGGGTGAGCATATCTGACAATCGAAACTCTTTATCCCTGATGTTCTCCCACGTGTTTTCTGGGTCTGGGAGAATATTTTCCTTGTTCATGTAATGATCAGTACTGGCCCATAAGTTGTCATACAATAAAGGTGTATTACAACCTAACTCAGCAACAGCAAAGAATGAAGCAACAGAATCGGGGTTTGCTGAGAGACAGTCGATTCTAACAATATCATTCTTCTGTACGCCTCGTTGGAGTAATGCGTGTTTTACTCTATTGATTCTAACACACAGGTCATCATAGGTCAGGGGAACCCCTTCTCCAAATCCGATATAACCAATATCTTTATTTATTAATTTTCGGTCTAATGTGTTTTGCATGAATTTTACACCCTATAAATTCGTTAAAGTATTCGTCACTCAATAGAACATCGTATTGGAACTGTAGTTTTGCTTCGTAGTATGAACAGTCACCTTTGGTGTGACATAGTCTGAGAACCTCTCTCCTGAAGTTCTGGCCACCTTCAACAAGGGTTTTTACACTTTCCGAGGAACCATAGTACTTACGCCAGTCCGATTGGACTCGTGTTCGTTTACGTCTCTTTCTCGTTTTTGTAACAGGGAGTATCTTGGGTTTCCAGAAGAATTTCTTACCGATATACTTTTTACCAGTACTTAACTCAGTCAAGCAGTACACGAATCCTTGGAATTGCTCCAAGAACTCGTCTTCTGGTTCAAACTCTTTATCTTCATATATCCACATGAAGTTATATATAACTAGGTTATATTGGTGTACCACACATAGGACAGTACTGAGGTTCCTCCTCACTGTTCACCACAAGTACTTCGGTATGTGATTCACATACACCACAGTCCAATTCGTATGTTTCAGGTTCAAAGTCGATCATACGTAACTGGCAACATCACGCACAGGAGGTTCTTCGTCCCAACCCCAGTCACCTTCCATACCATTTACAGAATACTCGGTGACTCTCTTCTCAAAGAAGTTGTCGTGTGACGCACCATTCAGTACCCAGTCCAACCACGGTAGTGGATTGTCCTTCACACCGAACTTAGGTTTCATACCAAGTTGTAGTAGTCTACGATCAGCAATGTGTCGAATGTATTGTTTAACGTCATTCTCTGATAGTCCTTCAATCTCACCAGACTGGTATGCAAGGTGAATGAATCGTTCTTCTAACTTGACAGCATTCTTTGCCATCTCGTACATCTTAGACTTCAACTCATCGTTAACGATACGTGGATGTTCTTCGCAGAACTCACGGTACAGCTTTGCGTTACCCTGTACGTGCATTGTCTCGTCACGTATAGACCACTCAACAATAGTACCCATACCTTTCATCTTACCGAAACGTTGGAAGTTCAGTAACATAACAAATGATGCGAACAGAGACATACCTTCGTTGAATACAGACTGTGCGAGTACTAGTGCCAGTCCTGTATGAGAGTGAATGTCACCCTCTTTCATAAAGTCAATCTTGTCTGCCATCTCTTTGTATTCCATAAAGGCAGAATGTTCTTCGTCTGGTAGACCAAGGGTATCATTCAGTAGAGCATACGCACGTTGGTGTACACCTTCACGGTTTGCGAACGAGGATAACATATTGCGTATCTCGTTGTTCTTAAACTTGGGTATCATCAACTCATGGTAGTTCTCACCAACCTGTACGTCCGACTGTGTGAACAATCGTAGTACCTGAGTAATGAATTCCTTTTCCTGTGTAGAAAGTTTAAGTTTCCAATCTTGGATGTCTTCAGATAAATCTGCCTCATCCTCTGTCCAGTGAATCTCTTCATGTTTCTTGGTCAGTTCTACGGCCCACGGAAACTTGAATGGTTTGTATGTTTTGCTAAATTCTAGTAGTGCCATCTGTCTTATCCCTCACAAGCGCGACATTCATCGTCTTCGCTTGTCTCTATTGGTTTATTTAAATATTCCATTAAGTCTTCATATCCACCTACATACTCACCTTCAATATAGATTTGGGGGACTGTCTTAACATCTCGTCCTGTTACTTCTTTTGCAGTCTTACCGATTTCTTTGAGGTCTATCTTATCATAAGGTATTCCTCTCAACTTCAGTTCTTCCATTGCCATTGAACAGAAAGGACAGTCTGCTTTACTATAGACTATACTACGCATATCACCCGCAAGTGCCACACGTTCTACCTTCTCAGATACATTCTCTGCTCTTTGTTTTGCTTCTGTGCGTAGGTAATACAGACCTTTAAGTCCTTCTTTCCATGCTTTTATGTGTACCTTGTTTACATATGACTTGTCCGCACCAGACGGGAAGAACAAGTTAACGGATTGACCCTGACAGATAAACGGTTGTCTCTCTGCCGCATGGGTAACAACCCAGTTCATGTCCAACTCTGCGGCAGTCCTAAAGATTGCCTTCTCACCTTCTGTGAAGAATGGTAGATGTTGTACCGAACCTTTGTTAGTGATAATCGATGTCCAGTTGGACTCGTTGTTCTGACCCTTATCAGTAAGTAATTGGTCAAGGTATTTATTCTTTACAAGGAATGAACCCGCACGTGTTCTGTGGGTGTATGCATTCGCCTTCAGTGGTTCGATGGACGGGGAGGTTGACAGGATAACACCACTTGACGCATTTGGAGCGATTGCAAGAAGGTGAGAATTACGTCTACCACTCCCTTCACCGTCTGGATACTCTCCACGTTCGGTGGCGAGTAACTCGGTTTCTCGGATAGCTTCGTCTTGAATATGACGGAACACGACTTTGTTGATTTCTCGTGCTGCTTCAGATTCCCATGCCACTCCATGTTTCTGTAATAGTGAGTGGAATCCCATTGCACCAAGTCCGATACTACGTTCACGGGAGGCACTAAACCTTGCACGTGAAATTGTGTCGGGTGCATTGTCAATGAAGTACTGCAAGACGTTATCCAACATACGGATAATGTCACGAACAATACTGGTATCTTTCCAGTCATCGTAGTATTCCAGATTTAGAGAAGACAGACAACAAACGGCAGTGCGTTGTGCATCTGTGGGTAAATGTATCTCATTGCATAGATTAGAGCCATGTATTTTCAATCCTTTATCTTTCAGTGGTTGGGGTAACGATGCGTTTGCGGTGTCAATGAAGTTCATGTACGGTTCACCAGTACGGAATCGTGTCTCTAGGATACGTTCCCATAACTTACGTGCATTGACAGATTCTTTGACAGAACCGTCCTTGGGGTCACGTAGGTCGAACGTGTTACCACTAGTAACCGCTTCCATGAACTCATCAGTAATATTGATAGCATTGTGTAGGTTCAATGCTTTACGTTGTACGTCACCCGTAGGTACACGCATATTTAAGAATTCGATGATGTCTGGATGACTCACATCCATGTATGCCGCATAGGAACCCTTGCGAGTCTTACCTTGACGGTACGCAATCATATCTGCGTCAACAGTATGAAGGAACGGCATTGGGCCAGGCGCAATATCAGATACAGTTCTTACATCAGACCAATGACCGCCTACACCACCACCCACGACGGATAACCATCTTAACTCGGATGAGTGTCCAATCAGACCTTCTAGTGTGTCGGGTACATAGGTAAGGAAACAACTGATAGGCATACCTTTGCCTTTCTTATCACCACTAGGTGCATTAGATAGTACAGGTGATGCAAACATGAACCATTTATTAGAGACGTAATTGTATAGACGTTGAGCTAACTCATCGTCCATTTCATCTCGGTACTTACTCCATGCTTGTGATGCTCTTGCGAACCCCTCTTGAGGACTTTTTTCATTATCATTTAAATAAAAATCTTTTAACATCCCAACTGCGTATTCTTCTAGTAGGGAGTCTTTCTTCTTGTCAATTTTGAGGGGCATTTTCACTTTCCATAAGTATAGTTATTCTGGGGGGTAGTATTATATATACCCCTTAGATTTTTCAATTGGTGTATTATACCCCAATTAAGGGGTATAGTCAAGCTTATTTGAAATTTATTTTCGTTGTTTGTCTATGGCGCGAGAACCGAACCAGAACGATATGATAGCGGCAAAGATTGCCTTGGTGTCACCATCCCACAATAGTCCCAGAGAATCTGCAAGTGGCAAACCACTATCCAGTGCTTCCCTTAGAAGTGCAATCTCGATTGTAACGAACAGACCGAAGAATGCGTATGTAATTACTGGACGTACAGATTTCTGTAGACCTGCAATAATACCTGTACCTTGGTTGATTGAAATGTCGTGTTGAATCAGACGGTCATGCTCTTTATCCGCACCCTGCTGTTCATACATCTTGACTTCATGGTCAAAACCCTTTGCACGGAGTTCTGCCATTTTCTCCATCTTCTGGAGTTCGAACTTGTTGTCCGACTTCTTTTGAAAGTGTCCGGTGATTGCGGGTACAACAGAACCACCAAATCCTAACAGACTACCTAATAATCCACTTAACATAATTTACTTCCTATGCGTTACACCCTTGTGTTCTTTACGATTAGCCATGAACCGTTTTACAACATCGGGTTTCTTCTTCTTCTTCTTCTTTAGATGAACAGGAGGTTCGCCAGTAAGACCGGCCACTGAACCAACACTGGTCATCTCCTCATAAAACTTATTGAAATTTCTCATCGAACTATTTCTCCGGTTGTGAAATACACCCACTGGTTAGAGTTCAGGTGTATTCCTTTATAGATGTCAATACCTAATACTTCCATAATAGGTTCTTGATGACCCAGACATATTCGTAACTTGTCATCTTTCTTAACAACATCTTCGCATTGTATCGTATTCCCAGCGGAGTTTGCGGTGACAGTATCGTATTTCATGCGATAGATGCCGTGGGATAGTTCTTTGTTCTCAATCATAAACCACTGAGAGTCTTCTGCAAGACAATCCAAAATATCGATACCAGTGGCATTGTGTATCCTGTCTAGATTCTTATCAGACAGTTCACCGTGTTCTTTAATGAGTGCGAGTGCGGCACCATAACGTGCAATCACAGACGAACCGCCTGGTGCTTTCGCCATGATCTTCTTGAGGTTGAATACAAGTCGGTGGAAAGGTGTATAGTGTGAACGATACGCATCACGGTCATCAGTACTATTCGTATTGAATTCCTTCTTACGTTTACCGTTTATATCAACAATACCTTTCTTGAATGCGTCAGTGTTCTCAATCGGAGTGACTAACAGTTTCAAGAACCGAATCGTGTATACTAAGTCTGCTGCTGTTTTTAATATTCCCATAATACTATTTATACCTTAAATTCAAATGTTTTTAATTTATTTGTCTGTTATCGCTCGGAGTGATTCGACAACAACCTTATCCATTTCTATATTGGTATATTCGGTGTTGTTGATTGCCTTGAGGAATATAAGGAATGGTTTGAGTGTACCCCAGTGTTCGAGTTCTACCTTTAATTCAAGGATGTCTAATCCTGCTTGGTATCCAAACACGTTGAATATTACTATTAGATGGTTGAGTATGAGACGTTCGGATAATACACCCGTGTCTCTATAACGATTGAGTAACCGTTTTACGTACTTGAATTTCTTGAGGTCTTCGAAGAACTCTTCACTATCAATACACAGGGGATTGACATAGTGTTGTGCAGCGTATAGAGTAAGGTTGTCTTTAGTGAGTTGCAACATTATGTAATTCCAAGTAAAAGGGGTATTTTAGTATACCCCTCTACTTAGGGTTTGTTTAAAGTAAGTCTTTTACTTCGTCAATAAGGTCTGACTTAGACTTTCTGCGGTCAAGTTCGATACCGTGGGTACGTCCTAGTGCTTCAAGTTCAATCTTAGTCATCTCGTCAAGAGACTTACCACCAACAGGTGCTTCAGTTAACATAGTTGGAGTTTTGTAATGACCCTGAGATTTTGTAAAGTCATTGACCGGAACTTCTACCAGTACTTCTGGTGCTTTCTGTGGTGCGGTTACACCGTGAAACTCTGCAATCTGTTCTGGGGTGAATCGTCCAGAAGCATACACTTCACCAGTCTGTGGGTCTGTCCAACCGTTCGCTGTCGGTACTGCGTTTTCGCACCATGCGGGAGCTTGAATAGTCATATTGTGTTCCTATAATTTAGTAAGTGAATCCAACTGCAACACCCTTGACACCAACATTGGCAGCAAAGATTTTATCAGTCGGTAATTTTCTTAGTTCAACAACACCCTTTGCTGTAAGGGTAAGTGTTCCGATATCAGTACCACCAGTCTGTTCCAGTGTTACTAGATGGTCAGAGGTGGTTGAGTTGTATAGTCGTACAAGTGATGCACCACTAAAGTTTGATGCTGTACCTGTGGAATCTCCACAGGCAGCTTCTGTTCCAAGTAACTGTATCATGATTACCCTCTCTTAGCCATACGTTGTAGGAATGAACGTGCTTCTCTAGTACGTGCATCATGCGGGTTCTTTGATTTAGGTTCTTCCATTGCGGCAATCTCACTCATGGTCTTACCATCAATGATGTTTTGTGCTTGTGCAATAACGTTATCTGCGTCTTCTGCAACAGTTGACTTGACAATCTTGTTGTCACCGAGAGTGTTGTCTACATTACGCTTACCAGATGATGCTTTAGTTGCATCTTCGGCAGACTTAGATTTTACTTTTGCATCTTCTATATCATTGTTTACTTCTTCAGAACCTTTACCAGACTTCTTGGCAAACTCTTTTGCCTTGGGAGAGTCTTTAGAATCCATCTCTTCAGGTTTGGTTGCATTAGACTTACGTGCGGCAGATTCCCACATATTGTGGAGTTCTGTGATTGCGTCAGCTAGTCCTCTGATTTCTTCGTTAGTGGTGTAACCTTCACCAATCTTAGAGATTTCAGCAGTCTTGGCATTAGATGCGACTTTCTTCTTGTCATCTTTCTTACCAGCAACTTTAGGGTCTTTCACTTCTTTCTCTTCGTCATCATCAGAATCGTCTTCAGACTTATCTTCGGAATCCTTCTCTTCGCCATCGTCTTTCTTCTTAGCGAATGGATTAGGTTTCTTAGACTTCTTCTTACCGTCTTCGTCTTCGTCTTCAAC